CATGTGTGTCTATATTCCCACATTGTGCAATATGTGGCCATACATGTATTGTCACAGAATCAAGTTCCAGAATGGGGTCGGGGCTTCGATTTTCCTAGGGGTAGGGTGCATTGAGCGACGCGAAGCGGAAGCATCGCGCGACCGGCAAAGCTAAGGGCGGACTTCGCCCGGGCGCTGGGCGTCCAGAGGGCGTCCCCAATGTTCTCCCTTACGGCGCTGTTATGGCGATTGAGGCGTGCGGTCTACGCGTCCCCGAAGGCACCCCGGAAGGCGTCGCGGAGCTCGCGGATAGGGCACTCAAGCGCATTGCCGACGTGATGGAGGAGCGCGTCCATTTCACACAAGGCGGTCACGTCCTCAAGGCTGCAACGCACATCCGCCTCGAGGTTTGCGGCGCCCCTACCCAAAAGCACGAGCACAGCTTCGCTTCCATGACGGATGAGCAGCTCGAAGCGCGCTACGCGGCGCTCACGCAAAAGCTTGAGGGCGAGGAATGACTCAGCTCTCCTTGCGGCCAGTCCTCGTCACAACCTGCAAGGAGTGCGGCAAGCGCATTCACGCGCCAAGTGAGGCCTCTTTCGCTAACCAGAAGCTTCGCCACCTGCGCAACTGCCCGGGCAAGAAGGACTTAAAGGGGCAGCTTGTCTCGCTTGAGCGGCTCCCGGTGCCCGTCGCGGCGAAGCTTGTCAGCCTCGCTCCGAAGAGGACGGTTTGGCAGCGCCTTGCGGACGTGTGGCGCGCTCTCTTCCGCGCGGTGTGGCGTTGATTGCCCGCGCCGACATGCTGGAGGCCGTGCGCATCCGCGAGGAGCTGGATAAGCGCCGCGCAGGGCGAAAATTCCTGTCCTATTACCCCGACACAGGACCACTACGCAGAGAGCTCTATCAGAAGCACATGGAGTTCTTCCGGTATGGCCTAACCAAGCCGGAGAGGCTGTTTCTCGGTGGCAACAGAATTGGGAAGACAGAGGGCGTTGGTGGCTATGAAACGACGCTTCATCTCACTGGGCGCTATCCAGAATGGTGGCCCGGCGCTCGCCTGACGAAACCATGGGAGTGGTGGGCATCTGGAGACACGCGAGAAACAACGCGCGACATTCAGCAGGCCGTATTGCTAGGGAAGCCCGGCGACCCATCCGCACTGGGGACGGGATTAATTCCTCGCGACGCCATCGTCAGCACGTCGCCGGGGTTTATACCGAACTCGTTTTCATCCGTGACTGTGCGCCATGTCGGCGGCTGGAATAACACCCTCTATTTCAAGTCGTACGACCAGGGCCGCAAGGCATTTCAGGGCACGAAGCGCTGCATTTGGCTGGACGAAGAGCCGCCGCTTGAAATTTACATTGAGTGTCTTCTCCGCACAGCAGCGGCTGGAGACGACGACAACGGCCTGACGCTCGCGACATTCACGCCGCTTATGGGCATGTCGGACGTTGTCCGCTCATTCCTCGAGGCTGAAGAGGCAGAAGGCAAGAACGGCCCCAAGGTTGTCGTCATGGCGGGATGGGATGACGTCCCGCACATTTCCGAGGATGAAAAGGCGCGCCTTCTTTCGTCCATCCCGCCGCACCAACGCGACGCCAGAAGCAAGGGCATTCCTCAGCTTGGAGCGGGCGCCATTTACCCCGTTGAGGAGTCCAGCTTCGTTATCGACCCAGTGCCCATTCAGCCGCATTGGCGAATCGCCTACGGGATGGACGTTGGTTGGAATTGCACCGCCGCTGTTTGGGGCGCGCTCGATAAGGACACGGACACTCTTTACCTATTTCGCGAGTACGCGGCCGGCGAATTGCACCCAAGCGTTCACGCCGCTGCCATCAAAGGGAAAGAGAATTCGCCGCGACACCCTGGGGTTATTGACCCCGCCGCACGAGGACGACGCCAGGACGACGGGTTGCAGCTTATGCAGGACTATTGCGACCTCGGCCTAAACCTCACTGCGGCAAACAACGTTGTTGAGGCGGGCCTGCACGAGACGCTCACTCGGATGACAACGGGGCGCCTCAAGGTTTTCAACACCCTCGTTAGGTGGCTCAAAGAGTTCCGCACGTACCAGCGGGACGAGAAGGGCCGAATCATCAAGAAGAATGACCACCTAATGGACTGCACTCGCTACCTCGTTAACTCAGGGCTGGACGTCGCAAAGGCACCTGTCCAGCCGAAACCTAAACCCGACCCGCTCTCGCTTTCTCCAGGCATGGGCGGCGGCTCTTGGATGGGATGACTATGGACGCCCCTTACGCCTCAGACGACTACACCTCGAAGCAGCCTGAAGCAGCGAAGCCTCAAGAGCCAGCGCCCGACTATGAGGCAGAGGCCAAGGCGGCCGCCGAAGACGCGGAGCTCGTCGCTCGTGCGAAGGAGTGCTACCGCATCGGCACAGACACTCTGTCTCGCTGGCGCCAGGAAGCGCTTCAGGACTTGGAGTTTCTCGCGGGCGAGCAGTGGGACCAATACGTAAAGGGCTTGCGTGATGCGCAAGGACGGCCGGCGCTCACCATCAACCGCCTGCCTCAATTCGTCCAGCAAGTCACCAATGAGCAACGGCAGTCAAAGCCCGCCATCACCGTCAGCCCCATGGACTCTTCGGGCTCGAAGGAGGTTGCGGAAGTTATTCAGGGCGTCATCCGGGGCATCGAATACAAGAGCAACGCCGAAGTCGCGTATGCAGCGGGAGGCGCGTCAGCCGCAATTACGGGCCTTGGCTACTGGGACGTCCGCGCGGACTACGAAGATGAGCGTAGCTTTGAGCAAGAGCTGTCCATCGTCCGCATTAAAAACCCCATGTCCGTCGTCATGGACCCGGGCGCGAAGGAACAAGCCGGAGACGATGCGCGGTGGGTATGCATTTCCACGGACCTCTCCAAGTCCGAGTGGGAAGCAACGTACCCAGGCAAGGAAATGCCGAAGGGCAATGGCGGCTGGAAGGCGGAAGGCGACGCGCCAGCAGACTGGGTAGCTAAAGACGGCGTCCGTATTCACGAGTACCGCTGGGTTGTCGAAGAGGAAGACGAGCTCATCGACTTGAGCCAAGCCCATCCCGTGGTGCTGACGGCCATTCAGTCCAACGGCGTGGATGTCTCGACTAACGCAGTCCTTGCGTCCGAGGTTGGGCCGAAATTCGCTGAGAGTTTGAGGCGCGTAAAGCTGCCGGTGCGCAAGACAACAAAGCGCGTCGCCAAGTGGGCCAAAATTGCCGGCGAGGAAGTTATTGAGAAGGGCGAGTTAGCCGGGCGCTTCTTGCAGCTTGTCCGAGTCGTTGGCTCTGAAGTCAACATCGACGGCAAGGAAGTCTTCTGGGGCATCATCCGCCACGCCAAGGACACGCAGCGGATGCTGAATTATGCAGTTTCAGCTGAGGCAGAGGCCATTGCGCTCGCGCCCAAGTCCCCGTGGATTATTGCTGAGGGCCAGATTGAAGGGCATGAGGAAGAGTGGCGCACGGCGAATCAGCGCCCGCTGTCTGCCCTCGTCTACAAGCCCACGACGGTGGCGGGTGTTGCCGTCCCTCAGCCCCAGCGCGTCAACGCTGAAGCCAATGTTGTCGCTATTAACCAGTCTCGCCAGCTTGCAGCAGAGGATTTGAGCGGCGTCACTGGCATTTATCCGACTCAATTCGGTGCGCCTGCGCCGGAGCAAAGCGGCAAGGCCATTCTTGCGCGGCAGTCTCAGGGGCAAACGGGCAACTTCCACCTGATGGACAATCTGGCGGTTGCCATCAAGTACACGGGCCGCATTCTCGTCGACTTAATCCCAAAGTATTACTCAGAGAAGCGAATCGTCCGCATCGTTGGGGCTGACGAAAGCCAGGAGATGGTGCCCGTCAACCAACCGGGCATTAACGACAAGACTGGAAAGCCCTTCGTCCAGCTGGATTCCGGCCGGTACGACGTCGCCGTCTCCATGGGCCCAAGCTACCTGTCTAAGCGGCAGGAGGCGGCGGCGCAGATGTTGGAGTTGGCGCGCATTCGCCCTGAGCTCGTCCAGGTTGCGGGCGACTTGATGGTTGCATCCATGGACATCCCTGACGGGGACGTCATCGCGGAGCGCCTCGCGAAGCTTCTGCCTCCTGAGATTCGCCCTCAGGATAACGACATGCCGCCGCCTGCCGTCATGGCGCAACAGCTCCAGCAGATGCAGCAGCAGTCCCAGACGATGCAACAGATGATTGGCGCCCTGTCCGAGCGCCTCCACAACGCGCACGACAAGTTGGACACGCGCCAGCAGGACATCGAGTCCAAGGAGCGCATTGCCCTTCTCAACGCCCAAGTCGAGCTGCTGAAGACAAAGGCGCAGCTCAACTCAGCGGACGCCAATAAGGCCTTGGACCGCAAGCTAGAGCTTATCCAGGCGCGCCTCACCCTCGACGGCATCAATGAGCCCATGGACGACGCCAGCACGACGGAGCAGCCGCGCGGAGTCTCTGCCGTCCTCAAACAGATTCAGCAGCCACAACCCCAGCAGCCCTCAGGAGCCTTGAATGTCAGACCTCAACCAGGAGCAATCCCAGCAGGACCCGGGCCAAGCGCCGGAAGCCCAGGAGCCGGAGGCCCTCTCCCAGGAGCAGGCCCCATCGGACCCGGCATCCCCTGAGCCTGAAGCGCCCGGGGCCGAGGCTAAGGCCAAGGATGGTGAAAATGTCGAGGACGGCGACGAGGACTCCGAAGAGTCGGAGGCCGAGGATGCGCCGTCCAAAGTCAATCGCAACGGCTCCTCGCGCCATAGGCGACGCGCTGAGCGCCAAGAGCGCATCATTGAAGCGCAAGGGCGACAGATTCAGCAACTGACGGAATTTGTCACGCGGTTTGGTGGGCAACCGCCAGCTCCCGTTGCGCCGCCCAAGGAAAAGACGCCTCAGGACCAGGCCGAGGAATTCTTTGACTCCATCGTGGAGAGGAAGCTTACCGAGCGCGAGGCGAAGAATAAGCAGCTCGAAGAGCAGGCCAAAATCCAGGCGAAGCAGGTCGAGTTTCAGAAGCGCGTAGCTGAGTCGCGCGCCGCTTATGATGACTTCGATGATGTGGTTTATTCTGCGAAGGACACGCCTGTTTCGCCGGCCATTCATCAAGCTCTCTTGACGTCGGAGAAGCCTGGTGAAATCATGTACCAGCTTGCAAAGAATCCGGCTGAGTTGGCGCGTATTAGTGCGCTGGCCCCACTCGATGCAGCGCGGGAAGTTTGGAAGTTGGAGGCGAAAGCCGCTGGCTCGACCCCGCAGAAACCCAATCAGGGTCAGGCCGCAAGGCCACCAGCTCCGCCGAGCAGAGTAGCCGGAAGCGCTTCGTCTACTCGGAGACTGGAAGACCTCCCAATCTCCGAATACAAGCGCCGCATGCGCTCAGGCGGCCGCTAACCGAGGCCTGCCGTGGCAAATACGTTTAAAACAACCTCTTGGATGGTGAAGGAAACCCTTCGCCACTTCGAGAATGCATGCACCTTCACGAAGTACGTCAATAAGGACTACCAGGGGCAATTTTCTGAGTCGACGTTCCGCCCTGGGACTACCATCAACATCCCGAAGCCTGCGCGCTTCGCCGTCACAAGCGGCGCGACGGCAAGCTTCCCGGACCTCACCGAAGAGTCGGTTGCGCTGACTGTCTCGCAATTCAATGCGAGCTTTGCGCCGACGTCGGTTGAAATGACGACGGCCGTCAGCAATGACCAGTTCTCCGAGCGCTACCTGCGTCCCATGGCGATTGCCTTGGCCAACCAGGTGGACAAGGACGGTTTGTCCATGGTGACTACCAGCGTCGCGAATGCGACGGGTACGCCGGGCACCGTCCCCAACGCGCTTCTCACCTACCTCACGGGCGGGGCCATCATTGACGAGCACTCCGCGCCGGTTGATGACCAGCGCTCCATTATTGTTAGCCCCATGGCATCGGCCACCATCGTGGACGCGCTAAAGGGCCTCTTTCACTCCTCGTCCGACATTGAGAAGCAGTACAAGGAAGGGAAGATGGGCCTGGCCATCGGCTCCAAGTGGAGCATGGACCAGAATGTCGCCACCCGCACCGTGGGCGTTGCGACTGGCACGCCGCTCGTCAACGGCGCTTCTCAGACGGGTGCCTCCCTCATCACCGACGGCTGGACGAATTCCCAAACGGGTATTCTCAAGGCGGGTGACTTGCTCACCATCGCCGGCGTCTTCGCCGTCAATCCCGTGACAAAGGTCGCGCTGTCCAGGCTTCAGACGTTTGTCGTCACGGCTGACGCAAACTCTGGCTCCTCAACGGGCCCTGCGACGCTGTCCATCTACCCCAGCATTGTTACCTCGGGCACCACGCAGACGGTTTCCGCGTCCCCTGCGGACAACGCGGCCATCACCGTCATCGGCACGGGCGGCACCACGGGCAGCTCCAACATCATTTTCCACAAGGATGCATTCACCATGGTGTCCATCCCTATGCAGACGTACGGCGGCTTGGACAAGTCGGCCGTGGAGAAGGACCCGGATACGGGCATCGCCATCCGCATCACGCAAGGAATGGACGTCACCAACGACAAGCTGCTCGTGCGTGCCGACGTCCTCTACGGATGGTCCGCGACTCGCCCTGAGTGGGCTTGCCGCATCGAAGGCTAAGCAGTCTGTAGTTGGTTGAGGCGGCTCGATGCAGTCCCCCTTGTATCGAGCCGCCTCCTTTTTAGGGGGATTCTTAAGTGGAGGCATCACAAGTGGAACTCACGCACCTTAAGCAGGCGCTGTTGGAGAGACTCAACAACGAGGCCGAGGCCGAGCACAAGGCCCTTTCAAAGAAGGCCGAGAGTTTCGGGAAGAGGGCGCCAGAGAAGCCCGCGCCGCTGACGGAGATGAATATTGAATTCCCGAAGTGGCTGCACAAGGGGCTCAAGACGGAGAAGACGCACAGCCTCAAGGTGCCCGAGGAGTCCGTCCTCGTGAAGACGCCTGAAGAGGCCAAGGAATACCTCGCCAAGGGCTACTCCGAAGAGCCCGCGAAGTCTGATGCGCCTGCGAAGAAGGAAGCATCCAAAAAGGAGTAGTCCGTGGGCACTTTCGTCACCGCTTCGCCGCACGTCCCGTTGCCGGCCAATAAGGTGGACGGCCCAAATAACCCGCCAACGGGGAAGACGGACGAGCTAGACGCCTCGGACTTCAACAGCACCCAGGGCGCGGCAAACGACTTATTCACCCACGCAAACGCCTGGGTGAATGTCTTGTCGTACGGCGCGAAGGGCGACGGCGTAACGGATGACGCTCCGGCCATTCAATTGGCCTTGAATGCGGCGGCAGGGCGGAAGCTTCACTTCCCGAAGGGGACTTACCTCCTCAATAGCTACGGAACCGCCTTCGACACTCTGGACTTCGTCTTTGGACTCTCCAGCGGCACGCACATGCGCGGAGAGCCCGGGGCCAAGCTGAAAATTGCTGACGGCCTCATTGGGCGCAGCACCAACACCAACAAGGGCAATATTTTCCTTGCCGTCAACGCGCAGGACATCACCATTGAAAGCCTGGAAATAGACTTCAATGGTGAGAATAACCTCGCGACGCAGCCCATCTGGCTTGTTTATGGGCTGTATGCCGTCAACACGTCCAACATCATCATCCGAGACTGCTACTGGCACGACACGCCAGGCACAAACTACGTCATCACCTATGGTGTAGCGGCCTCGCTGATGCCATCGGCGACAGGGCTTCTCGTCGACAACTGCGAATTCCTCAACGGCGGGACGTCGCTACCGGGCAACACCACGCAGACGGACTTCAGCGCCGTCTACAGCACCAACTTTTTTACGCGCGTCACGAATTGCCACATCCACCACACGGTGAGGCCCTTCACTTTCTGTGGCGGCGTCGAGTTGCACGCCTCGGACTCACAGGTTTCCGGCTGCACCATCGAAGACTCTTACCCGGCAGTGTACTTGGGCTCGACTCCAAGCACGCTCAACCACATGGCGGTGGTAAATAACAACTTCAACAACTGCCACTCTGGAGTCATCTTCCCGGCGGGAACTTCGGGCTCCGGGGATTACGACCACATCAATATTAGCGGCAACATCTGCACGCTGCTTCGCCTCTCGGCGCTGAGCACGGGCTTTATCAGCCGCTTCATTGACCAGTCCGTGCCTGCGCTGAATGGCTCAAGCGTTGACTGGACCAACTACCCATTCACAATCAAGCGCCTAAACATCATCGGTAACACGGTGGAGAGCCTCAACGGCACTCAGACAGACTTATTTACGGACGGCATTCTCCTATCCTCCGTCTTTGGCGTCGCCATCGAGGGAAACCAGTTTTACAACCTCAGCGGGCCCTGCTTCTTGCTGATTGGAAGCCCCTACGGCTCAAACCACATCAACTTCTCGGGCAACGTGTGCGTTGACTGGGGCAACCACAGCCACGTCTCTAACCCTCACATCCCCGTGGGCATACAGCTCGCCGGAAGTTCCGATACGCCTTCTGTCGCCGCCTTCTCAGCGGATAACATCATGGTGTCCGGCAACTCGTTTGTGCGCTCGTCCCTCGTCTCAAACACGGGGATGATTTACACGGCCTTCGACTCTGGAAGCACGCTGACGAATTGGGCCTGCATCAACAACATTGCTGAGAATGCCGGAGCCCTGGCCTACGGCACCACCATCACAGCGACGCCTGTCCTTGACTCGTTCGCAACATCCGTCTCAGTAACAGCCACGCCCGCGACGCTGACACTGCTTCAGACAGACGTCTTTGTGAATGTCGCAAGCGCGGCAACCGTCAACCTCCCAGCAACACCCAGCGCAGGGAAGACATACGTCATCAAGGACACATCCGGGGCGGCGGGGACGAATCACATAACGGTTTCGCCCCCTGGCGGCGGGACAACCATCGACGGCTCGACCTCGTCTCTCACCATCAGCAGCAACTACGGCGTGATTCGGCTTGTGGGCGACGGCACCAA